CGTATATTTGGTGTTACATCAAATTTACTTTTTCAATCTAAACAAGAACAGGAAAATGGAGAAATTACTGAATCTTTAGATGATTATATTAAGAATGCTGATGCTACAGCAGATTTTATAGATTGTATTTCTGATTCAGCATTGACAGCTAATGTTTGCAAATTGTTCTCATTTATGGGAGCATATATTTTTGTAGATAAGGATGGCAAAATTCCGAAGTATCTATATTCACGTATGGATAAGAGTATTTTGGATATGGTTCGTGATGGTAGTCATAGGTTAATTCCAATGATAATTCGAGCACTTACTAGCCTTGTCAACGATGCTATAAAAATTAGTAAACAGGGTTCATTGGAAGGCATTTTTGTTAATCCTATGAAGGAGCTTACTCAACTTAAAAGAGATTTTGACATAGCAGAAGCAGGATTAATAATGGATCAAGATAGGTTAGTGAGATCGAAAGATTACATGATATCTAATGCAGAGCTTTTTGCAATACTTAAAAAGATGGAAGATGTTTTAGTATTTTGCAGAAGGCATAAAATTTCTGAGAAAGGTATAATTGAGATTAGTAATTTTGTTCATGATCAAAACATTAAATTAAATTTGAGTAATGGAACTTATCGAGATTAATTAATGGGTTTTCACATTTATGGGGATGGTGGTGCTGGTAAAACGGCGCTTTCCAGTTTCATCCTTAAAACCGTTTTTAAGGTAATGACCTCTAAGCAAATTCTGAAGTGTGATCCCCGATATGCTGATATTTCAACCATACAGATGACTGGTGCAACAAAACGAGATGATATAACGACTAATGCCCACATGGGTATTATTATTGATGAGTTCTGTACAACTAAACCAGATACTAAGACTGGAGGTGAATTATTTGCGCGGGTTTTAAAAATGTTTTCAGGAGTTAGAGAACCCATTGAAAAAGCACATTTGGATGATAAAGCTAAGATTTATTATAATCACAAAGCTGGTGTTATTATCAGTAACCACAATTTAATGAGATACACAAGTGAGTTTCTGGCAGCACCTGCTGCCTGGTACAGACGTTTCATTAGTATCAGAGTTGAAAGGGATTATAGTACAGTGTTGCCTAATGGGTTAAATCCTGTAAAGGCATATTTTGAAACATTTTTAAATGACAATGGTGCACTTAATCCTAACAAAGAGATAATAAGATCGGCTGGTCCTTACTTGACGCACACCGATGAATTTCAGAAAGAACTAATTCGACGTATAATCATTTTCTATGAGAATATTATTTTACCAGGTATTAAATCTATAGAATATGTCGATGATCGATTAATAGAATTTGATAGATTATACAATGAAGTCATGGTAGAAACACAAGGTGCTGAAAACGAGGTAGAAACAGATATGATTTATTCTCATGTTATGCAATCTGAGGCCGAGGAAGAGGTCTTAGAAGGTGTGACTATCAGAAAACTAGATGGTATTGAAAAACCACCCGATAATATTTTCTCAGTAGATGGTAACTATAGTATTTTCGATAGTAGAACATGGAAAAGACAGGAATTTTTGCATTTTGTTGACGGTGTTCAATATCATTACAATATAATTCCTATATTGATTTTATTACAAAAGAATTTTTCTGTGTATACTTATCAAGCATATTGTTGGTTATCTATCTTTTATCCATATATCCTGTGTTATTTTATGCCACTTGGTTTTTATTACATTTGGATAGATGGAGTTCATTATTGTGCATTATTTTCTACCAATATTAGCTTTATAGAATATGCTCTTCGATTTCTTGTGGCACGTACTCTAGATGTAAGTAATGGTGAATTTATAGATTTTTTCAAAGGAAAATTTTTATATTATAGGATTCTTGCTATGTGTGATGCTGCTGATGCAATTTACAAATTAACCTCTGGTGGTTGTTTAGACCATTCAGAGTATGTTAGATTGTCTTCAAGGGCAAGTTCCAATTCTATATTGTTACTTCTCAAACCAGATATTGATGCCACATTACTAGAACATGAGCTTATGTTTAAAAACTTGGCTTTGGTTTTGGGTGGTATGGGAATTGGTGGTGCACTGTATAGTGTGTTTTATAACTACATGTTCCCAAATGTGCAGGATGAAGCTATTGTCAAAAGAAGCGTTGAATCTGGCGTATCGAGAGAAGACCTACGTGAATATTTGACAGGTATTAACATGGAACCTATTAGAATTAAGCCTAATGAAGAGAAATCAACCATGTGGGTAGATACAGATAATATATTTCCATATGCCAGTAAAAATGATACTGTACTGAAAATGTATGAAAATTGCATTTGGGAATTGTTCAAAAATGGTGACCCAATTGGATTTGGATTAGCTGTTCATGCTAACATGATTGCATTTCCTGCACATTTTGCTTTTTCTAAGAAAGATGTCATTGAAATTGCCAAATATGGTAAAAGTGTCCGAAGGGAGATTAAGATGACAAATGTTGATATTTTTGTACATAGTACAAAGGATTTAGCGTTCATCAAAACTGATTTTCCTCTTAAAACTTGCTATAGACACTTAGCTCATAAGGATATTTCTGAATATAGCAATCTCATAAAACAGGTTTATTTCCTTGGACATAGCCATCGCCCAGGTGAACTTCTTAAGACAGGAGTTTATGCATATGCTTCAGATATACATGGACAAGGTTTCTGTGGAATTGTAGCTTCGGCATTAGTTGGAGGTAAGTATGTGCCTATTGGTATCCATAGAGGGATAAGATCCGATGGACCAATTCGTAATGCTATGTTCTCACAAAATCAAGTTGTACCGATTTCATTGCTAGATGTTGCCAAAGCAAGTTCGTACTTTAGAACTAAAGACAAACATTGGCATGATTTTACTGAGCAGGTGCATAAAGACGATAATATTCCAATTGAGACAAATTTGCATAAACATGCAATTTTAAACTATAGGGAATTTAACGATGCAGAATTTGTTGGTACTGTACCAAGCTTGCATACAGTGAGTAGAGGTACAAGTGAAGGTAAGCCTAGTCCTCTGATAGAATATGGCCATCATCTTGGCCTAGATATGTATGAGAATGGTAAACCTAAGTTTGTGCCAGCAGATTTAACACCTAAAGTAATAGATGGAAATTACATTTCGCCTATTGATGGTTATTTAACAAAAATAAATAAAACCATTGATACTCCGGTTGATGTAGGATTTATTGAAGCATGTAAGGGTCAATTTATTACCTACTTGTTAACCAAATTTAAGAATAATCACGACGGATCAAAGCTTAGCGCTTTGGATTTAGATTATGTGTTGGCTGGAGATAACGAGCGTAGAGGTATCAACGCAATCAATGTTAGATCTTCTGCAGGTTTGACTTTTCGTAACAAAAATGCAGATTTTATATCTGTGAATGTTGATAGAGAAGTACCTGGAATACCCTTACCAAGGGATTTAGATGCTAATGTGATTGCATGTGTAAAAGATTATATTCAGAGTGCCCAAAATGATGAAAGTCCAATGATGTTTTTTAAAGTTAATTTAAAAGCTGAAGGACGAAAATATGGTAAGGCACCGCGTGTATTTTATGGTGGTGAATTGTTACAAACTATTTTAGATAGAATGTACTTTCTGCCATTATTAGAATTTTGTAAAGATGCTAGCTTATATGACTTCTGTGCAGTGGGAATCAATGCAATGTCACCTGAGTGGGGACAGATGTTTGATGACATGGCAGCAATATCACCAGATACAAGGATATTTGGAGCAACTGATATTGCAGGTTTTGACACACAAATGTTAGATATTATACAGAAAGTTGGGTACGATCTTAACATGTGTCTAGCAAGAGAAGTCGCTTCTCCAGAATTTTGTAAAGTTTTATCAGCACTATTAACGAATAGAGTCAACA